AGATGACTAATGACAAGGCTAATGAGAAAGCCTGTAGCATTGATAACCCAGATTGCGAGGCTTGTGGCAGTTAAGTATTGCTCTACTCAACCAAAGGAATGTACCTGTAAAAAGAATTGTAATGAATCCACTAATAAAAAAACTACTCGGAAAAAGCGCACAGGAGACGATAGAAGCCGTTTCTAATGTCGTAGATAAGTATGTATCCACTCCAGAGGAGAAAGCTGCTATAAAGGCTTCTATTGAGTCCGAGATAAGTTCTCGTTGGAGAGCTGATATGAAAAGCGATAGTTGGTTAAGCAAGAATGTAAGACCACTAACCTTGATTGTAGTGATTAGCTTTCTGGTAATTACCACCTTCTTTGATGGGTTGGGCTACCTACAGGTAGACCCTGCTTGGATAAGTTTGTGGAATATGTTAAGTGTAACAGTTGTAGGAGGTTACTTCGCAGTACGCTCTCTTGACAAGAGAGGTAATGTTAAATAAGCGTTGATAACTTTTGGTGTTTAAGTTTGGTGGGTTATCCCACCTTTCTTTTTTTATATATATATATTATATATAGAGATATTATATATAGTAATATATAGAGACCTATAGGTCTCTTATTATATATATATAGAGATATAGATATATTTATATATAGAGGCATCCGCCTCTTTTTTTTTGCTCTCTATGTTGTATGTTAATTACTTTGTGTATATTAGCAGAAACTAAAACACTTATTATGAAAACTTTCAACATTACAAGATTTATTAACGAATTGCAAGATTTATCACCTCGTGAAGCTATTGACGAGATTGCATCAGCAGGTCTTACAAACGATGAAATTGCTAATTGTGTAAAAACAATTTGGTTAAACCCTACATTTAAGTTCAATAAATAAAAAAACCCTCTTCGGAGGGTTTACTTTTTTTCTTACATTAGTCAAAATCAAAAACAAATATGGAAGACAGAGAATTCAATAAAGCTCGTGTTGAGGCTTTGTACAATGAGGTGAGACTCCTAAAGGAGTTCATCATTAGAGACTATGCCACCAAAGGTATATCGGGAACAATGGCAATGGATTTATTTAAAGCATTCAAAGAGAATGAAGACAGTAGTCAAGATTAAGCAAACTGAATACCCAGAAGAATATGAAATCAACGAACTCACAATACAAGACCACTTCTACTTACACTTCGGATTTCCCGATGACAGAAGACTCTACAAAAGATTCAATGGAGATGCACTCTCCAAGTACCACAAGCCAGAGGTTGACACCAAGTTACTATTTAGGTAAGTACAAGGGCATTGAGGCTTTTGATGTGTGTATGGACTTCGCAAGAGACTCTTACAACATTGGTGTAGCTATCGCCTACCTACTTCGTGCAGGTAAGAAAGAGGGTAACCCCAAGTCGCAAGACATTAGAAAAGCTATTCACCATTTAGAAAAAGAATTAGAGTATGAACGAATTGACCCTACACCTCAAGCTACCGAAGACAATAAGTCTTAACGCACTATACGCAGGTAAACATTGGACATTTAGAAAAAAGATAAAAGATGAATATAAAAAAATCGTTGAAGCAGAATTGGCTCGTTATGACCACCATATTGCAGAGAGTATGTCTATCCATATTAGGTACAATACTCGTGCCGATGTGGACAACCTTGTACTTGTTTCAAAATTTACTGCTGATACTCTCGTTGCTAACGGATGGATTGCAGACGATAATCCTAAACACTACCACAAGCTCACTATCACTTTTGACAAGAGCGTTGAAAAGAATTATTGCCAAGTTGAGATTAGATTAAAACTCTTGCAGGAATAAACATTTTTATTAACTTTGAATCATTAACTAAATTATATATGATGACTAAAACATCTATTGTCAAGGACATTAAGTCCGCAGGAGAGCCGTACAACGGTCAGTATGGAACACTTTATGGGTTCTATGTAACATTTGAAAATGGAGATAACGGTAAGTACAACTCCAAAGACCCGAACCAAACAAAGTTTGAAGTAGGTCAAGAGGCTACTTACGATTACATCCCAAGAGAGTACAATGGTAAGACCTACTACACGGTCAAGCCTGTTAACCCACAATACGCAAATGTAGCACCCTCTGGTAGTACATCTGCTCCAAGTGGTACACATACCTCTAAAGACGAATTAATCATTCGCCAAACGGCTCTAAAAGCAGCAGCCGAGATTGGTGGAACACCGCAAGTTGTTATTGCGAATGCACAACTCTTTGCTGATTGGGTAATGAAGAAAGGCGCAGCCCAAGCCACTACAACTCATCAGCAACACTTTCAAGGTAGAGAAGAACCTCAACCTGTAGCGGATGGTTTGCCATTCTAAAGAAAGACCACGAGATAGGGGCATAGCCCCTTCTCTTTTTTTATTTAATAATTTATAAAAACCAATGCATATGCAAGTTAAAGAAACGAAGAACTACGAAATGTTTACCTCATTGTTAGGCAATCGTATAATGAATGAACTACACCTCAATAGATTGACTAAATCAATGGAAGAGGAGTTGTTAGTATCTCCAATTATTGTTAACGAGAAAAACCAAGTGATTGATGGTCAGCACCGACTAAAGGTTAGTAAAACACTTGGTTTACCTGTAAGGTATATTGTATGTGAAGGATATGGTCTATCCGAAGTACAACGATTAAATCAAAATTCCAAAGATTGGAAAATGATAGACTTTATATCGGGATACGCTCAACTTGGCAATAAAGAATACCAATACCTAATAAAGTTTCACGAGGATTCTGGTCTAACGATTACTACTTGTGTAACACTATTGAGTAACTCTGGCTCTGCTACAAACGATATACGCAATGGTGTATGGGTAGCAAAGCACAAGAAGAGAGCAAACACTATTTACGAGTGGTTACAAATCTTAAGACCTTATTATGCAAGTATAGAGCGTAAGGGTTTTGTAATGGCTTTGATGCATATGTATAAGAGAGAAGAGTTTAACTTTTCTCAATTTGTAAGCAAGGTTTCTATTCAGCCAACCGCACTTGTAGATTGTGTTAGAACAGAAGAATACATTACACTATTTGAGAGCATCTACAATTATAAGAGCAGAAACAAAGTTAATTTAAGATATTAACTATATTAGGGGGGCGCACTTGCGCTCCCTTTTTAACTTAAACCAACTATGTCAAAAATATCTTATGCCGATGTGTTCGGTAAACTTGACGATGTCCGAATGGGCAAAGTCAAAGAAGGTCTCAAGTTCGGGCAATGGAATTTAGACCAACACCTGCGCTTTAAGCGAGGTAATTTCAATGTAGTATTAGGACACGCAAATGTTGGTAAGACCTCCGTGATGTTGTACCTAATGTTATTGCAGACCATAGTCAACGATGTTAAGTGGCTTGTATTCAGTTCCGAGAACACACCTGTATCTCTCGCAAAGAAGCTCTCGGAGTTCTTCTTGGGTAAGCCCATAAATAAGATAGATGAAGATGAGTTCCAGATGGCTCTTGATTTAGTACAACGCTACTTCATTATCATTGATAGTGATAAGAAGATGTACACCTACAAAGATTTAATTGAGGAGGCTACAGACATCTACCACGAAGAAGGCTTTGATGGTTTTTTGATTGACCCTTACAACTCATTAGTGAAGGACAAAGATATGTTCAAAACACTTGGTGGTCACGAATATGATTACGAAGTTAGTACCCACTTTAGACAATGGGCAAAGCAACACGATGTGAGTATCTGGTTGAATGCTCACGCAGTAACATCTGCATTGCGTATGAAACACCCTGCGGGACACGAGTATGCAGGTCACCCTATACCACCAAGCGCAGCAGATATTGAGTCGGGCGGTAAGTGGGTCAATAGGGCCGATGATTTTGTCGTGATTCATCGTTATATTTCCCACCCTACGGAATGGATGTACAACCAAGTACATATCCGCAAGGTGAAAGAGGTGGAGACAGGTGGTAGACCAACTCCATTAGATGAGCCTGTAAGATTTCGTAGCTTACCAAATAATGTAGGTTTTGAGATACACGGAGAGAACTTGATAGGAAAGAAAGAGAAAGAACAATCCAAAATGCCTTTTTAAATGGATGAATTAAAGCAAGAAGATTACAGTTGGGTAAGAGGCGGTAGCAAGAGCATAGCCCTATTATGGTTGAGACAAAAGAATCAAGACCTAATGCAGATAGCCAATGCCCTTAAACCTCAAGACCCAGAGAACGAGTATGAGATGGATATATTCATTGACCTCATTAGTATCTACTCTGCTATAGATGCCTCCATAGGTATGGTAGAGGATGTGCAACAGATGGTATGGGAGGCTGAAGCAAAGAACTCCGACCTCAAGCTAACGATACGAAACCTAACAAGAAAGATAAACGCTTACGAAGAGCGGTTTGATAATTTAAACGAACACCTTAAATGAGAGCAACAATACTACAGTTACAAGAGGAATACGATAACTACACAACACACCACAAGATTACACCTACCAGAGAGCAGCGTAATGTGATGGCAAGGTTTGCTTTTATGGTTGCCGCAAGAGACTTGTACACCACCCTTGAGATTGCAAAGGTCTGTAAGAAGAACCACGCAACGATAATACACGCAACTAAAGGACACGAGATAAACCTAAAGTTTGACAGGAACTATATGCAGTTCTTCAACCAATGTTGTGCTATTATGGACAAGCTACGAGGCTCACAAGAGGAAGGAATAGATTGGGGGCTAACCAAGCAGAACGCTCTACTAACGGAGCGTTTACAAAAAACTCGTGAGGAGTTGTCAGTAACTCGTGAAAAGTTGTATATTATGGAGCAAGATATGATACAACTTAAAAAGGAATATGAACTTTGCGATTGACATAGCTCCACTTGCAGGATTACTTATAGGAGTTAACTATTGGAACTCCGAAATGAATGACGATTATGAGAACCCCAAGTACCACTCTTTGCAGTTGTGCTTCGGGGTTCTTGCGTTAGTAATCACTTGGGCAACCGAGAAAGAGGAATGACAGTATTAGACCTACTTGCCGCTAACCATAAGGAGTGGATAAAGATGGCATACAAGTTCGGTGCAGGAGACTATGCCGAAGACATTGTGCAAGAGATGTACCTACGCCTTCATAAGTACATAGAGAACCCAGAACGGATTATGTACAAAGACCAACCTAACAAGTTGTTTGTATGGGTTACCCTTCGCAATATGGTTAGGAACTACCAGAACAAGAAAGAGATACTTGTATTCTCTGGAGATATGGTAGAGTATGATACAGAGTTAGATGCCTTTGACTATGAAACGGCAGAGGGCTTTGAAAGACTAATAGACAAGATATGGGATAAGGTCAATGAACTACATTGGTATGACAAGAAGATGTTTGAAATCTACCACACTACTGATATGAGTATGAGGGACATTGAGAAAGAAACGAAAATATCTCTCTTTAGTATTTTTGATACATTAAATAAAACAAAGAATTATGTCCGAGAAGAAATCAAAGAAGACTACCAAGACTACGAGAACGGTGAAAGCGACCTCATCTAAAGGTTTAGGTGATGACATAGAAAAAATCACAAAGGCTACAGGAATCAAGAAAGTAGTAGACACCTTTGCTGAACTTACAGGTATAGACTGCGGATGTGATGCTCGTAAGGCAAAGCTCAACAAATTGTTCCCAAGAAGAACACAACCTCTATGTTTAGAGGAAGGGGAGTACACGACCCTCAAGCAGTTCTTTAATGACTTTGATGGTAGAGAGGTCAAAGAGATGTACCAAGAGCCATTAAGCAGGGTACACTCCAGAGTATTCCAACACAAGTATTACATTCCTTGTTCTTGCAATCCGAGAGAATGGTCACAACATATTGCAGACCTCAAGAAGATATATGGAGAATACGAAGGTTAGTAAGTTGCTTCTTGTATGGCTTTGGACTCAAGGTCATAAGGTGAAGGAGTACAAAGAGGCTGAAGGCATTACAACTGTACACGACAAAGACGAGTACAAGTTTGATGTTAGTGGCAACTACGGAGGCTTTCGTGTAGAGTACACACATAATAGATTCTCATTCTATGATGGTGACAAGAAACTAAAAGACACAGACTTGAATGAGTTCCGATAGCCTAAACACTTATCTAAAAAAAGGATTAAACCAATCGGACGATAGAACGAATCATTGTATCTCTATAGGTAAAGATGGTGAGGAACTCTTCAAGGCTCTTACGGGTGCTTTGAAATCAGAACTTGAAGACGATAAGAAACACATAGATTTCTATTGGGGTGATAAGCTCGTAGATGTCAAGGGACTCAAGCCGATGCACAAGCACGGCTTTATTCTTTTGGAGTTCTTAAATGTGTGGGGCTATCACGGATGGTGTGCTAAAGATTCTAAAGCAGAGTACATAGCGTTTCAATTCCCTGATAGGTTCTATGTGATAGAGAAAGACAAGTTGAGGTTAAAGGCTATAGAGTTGTGTGATAAATTCACCCCAGAGAATGTCACAAGAAAGAATAGGGTCAAGCCTTCGGATGGTTTGTACAAATGGATAGGTAGATTCGGTAAGCAAGATGTGTTTACCTACTTGAGGATAGAGGATGTGCAAGACATAATTTTTGAAGAAATTTCTATCCCTATGTAGGTTGTTAAGAATTTTGTGTATATTAGCAGAAACCAAAACACTTTATTATGTCTAAAAAGACCTACACCTTTAAGCAAGACCTCCTGTACGGAGGCACTCTATTCATTGCCTCATCAATAGGCATAGCGTTCTTTCTATTTATCTACGAACTAATAGAGAGAATATAATGTACTACTTGGATAGAGAGTTGGCTTCGTACCAAGAAGACCAAGCAAGGCAATGTGACATCTGCTATGAGTATTGTGACGATAGTTGGGTATGTAACTGTTGCCACGATTGTGAGAAGGAGACTTGCGTATGCGATGACGAAGAAGAAATAATCACACGACAAATAGACTATCAAAAATGATGACACACACCCAAGCGATTTATAAGGCACAGATTGTCTTTGAGGAAGCGTTAAGCGACAAAGAGACGATTGATAAACTCTTACACATAGATGCCCAGATGTATGCAAATACAGGAAGTGACACAAGCAAGGCAGAGATGGAATCCATTAAGAGAGCATCTGCTTTTATCTACCGACTTATAAAAGGCATTGACTATGATAAGGGTCAACGCTTTATTCAAGCAATGGGATTAACCCGATAAATAAAACCACTATGTCAAAACAAATCACAATGCTCAATGGTGAGCAACACTCTCAAGAATGGCTTGTACAACAAGCTATTGAAGATGACTTCTACTATGGCTATCTCGGTAAGGTAGCGTTCAGTTCATCTAACCTCAAGAAACTTCTGGACTCTCCAAGAACCTACTACAATCTAATGCAGTATGGTGAGGAGA